GTCAAAAGCCTTACAGGAAGCCTTGAAGCAAGTAGAACCGCAAGCAAAGGCTTATCTGAATCTATTGAAAACATACAGCGAGATGGCCTTGATGTTGCTAACAAACAAGCCCAAGAAAGACTAAGGGCAAGGCGAGAAGCAGAGTTTAGGAAAGAAAAAGCATTAATCAAGGCTTTAGAATCTTGGAAGCATAAGAAACAAATAAGTGACGAAGAAGCCAAGTTAAAAATAGACTTTGTTAAAAAGTACGGTGCAAAAGAATGGGAAGCGGTACTTAAAATCAAACTGGACATTGAAAATATGCAACGCAAAGATAATGAAGAATTCCAGCACGATTTAAAAGCAGTCCGCAGGGTACAGTTTTATTGTTTTTGTGTTGCCGCTGTATTTGCTTGGTATTTTACTTGGGGGTACAAATGGTAGCTTATTTAACATTTTGCTTTAGTTACTGGGGAGCATTAGCATGTTTGGCATAGATGACATCATTGGCGTTGGGATGAAGATACTGGATAAGGTTATTCCCGATCCAGCACAAAAAGCACAAGCCCAAGAAAAATTGCTAGAACTCCAACAACAAGGCAGATTAGCAGAATTACAAGCAGATTCGGTAGAAGCCCAAGAAGTGACCAAGCGTCAAGAAGCGGATATGGCATCGGATAGCTGGCTTTCTAAAAATATTAGACCCATGACTTTAATAGCTATTTTAGCTGGTTACTTTATATTTGCAGGGCTATCTGCCGCTAAGATTAATGTCAATTCCGAATATGTCCAATTGCTAGGCCAATGGGGAATGTTGATTATGTCCTTTTACTTTGGTGGTCGCACCCTTGAAAAAATTATTGGAATGAAAAATGATAAACAGCCGAAGCCTTGATGATTTAGTTGCCCCTGCAAAAGAGTGCGTAGAACGCTTTATTGCGTTATGCAAGGATAACGGCATAGACTTGTTAGTAACATCGACTTATCGTGATAATGAATCACAACAGGCATTATACGAACAGGGTAGGACTACGGCTGGAAAGGTGGTTACCAATGCTAAAGCAGGTGATTCTTGGCATAACTGGCGTTGTGCTGTTGATGTCGTACCTTTGGTCAATGGTAAGCCTGATTGGGATGGTTCTCATCCTGTATGGGCTAAAGTCGGAGAACTAGGTAAACAAGCTGGTTTAGAGTGGGCTGGAGAATGGCGTACATTTAAAGAATTGGCTCATTTTCAGTACACAGGTGGCCTTACCCTGTCAGACCTTAAAAACGGCAAACAAATCGCTTAAAACTGGGTAATCGGATTTAACCGTTTACGGTCATACCGATAGGAAGGGTGAGAACCGCCCATAAGCGTTGCAAACTGAAATAACTCATCCTTATCCACCCAGCCCACAATATCGCCCCCAGCATCGTCTAAAACGATTAGGATGTAGAAATCACAAGGACTTTTGCGGTGGTATTCGGTGACATACACATCACCTTCTTTATTACGGGTAGATTTAACATCAATAGTCCTGCCGCCAGCAGTTTTAAGATCAGCAGGGTTCTTCTTTTGGTTGATAGAAAAGTCGGGCATTAAGTTTAAATACTTGGCTACCAAATACTCACCCTTAAACCCGTCTATATCCATTTCGTAAGGGTCTTGCTTACTAACTTGCCTGTCAAAGTTAAACTGCATGGCGTTTTTCCTACGCATAGTACCAAAATATTCGCATAGGAATAACTCATGTTTGGACAGGTCAACCCTCACTCTTGTGCCTTTCTTAGTATTGCTCTAGCAAACCGCATAATAAAAGTATCGTAACCAACATCTTTAAGGTGGCATTGTGCTTGAATGTGTCGTATTTCCTCATCTGTTAGTGTTTTTAACTGTGGCGAGCAAGTATGAATAGAATCCCCTGTAACCTTTTTGCCACAATCCAAGCAAGCAGTCCACACTACTGGTTCATTCATATTGGATAACCTTGTGTAAGATAAGTCGTTCCAAATACAATAAAACAAATAAACAAAGCCATTAAACCGCCTAAGATAAACTCTTTCATGGTTATCTCCTATTGAAAAATACGGTAGCGTGGGTTGCAAGTAACTTCTACAGGTACATCACTCATAATGCCGTTAATCTTACGTTTGGCTGTAATGACTACGGGGCGTGTACCAGCATCTTCACATTCTGTAATGCCAAGAATGACTTGAGCACGGGTCATGTGATAAGCCTGTTTATCAGTTTCTAAGCTGACATTTGGTGGTTCAAAAGAACTACAGGCGGCTAAAGCTAATGGGGTAAGTAATAGTAAATATTTCATGATTTTTCCAGTTCTGAGTAGGCTTCTTCAGCTTTTTTTACAAATTCGTCAAAATTGAGAGCGTGGATCATTTCTAACACGCTGGTCTTGGTGTCACAAATAAATACATCTTCTATATCTATACCGCCTATATGACCCAAGCTGGGTTCATCGGGGTCTGCTGACCCGTGTATATCAAGGTAGGTATCACCTAACCACATACTAAATAAATAATTTTTACGCATTTTTTATTCCTTTTCTATTTCACTCGCCAATCGAGTAAAACAATTATATGTTAAGCCAGCTTAATAAGTAAATGGGTTTTTAGCAAAAAAACAACAAAATATAAAAATAAATAAAGGCAGTATTTGGCAGTTACTAGCTGTTAGGTGGAAAGCCGCAAAAACCCTAACTTACTGCATCCTACTATGGCGGCTTAACGCCCTAAAAAAGTTGGGGTACTTACAAGCCTGTATGTGAAGCATTTTTGCTTTCCCCCGTTCCCGTGAAGGATTAAAGATTGTTCTTGATCTGATAGACCCTTAACAAATGCTGGAAGCACTCCCAACTCTTTTGAAGCTGGGGTTCTTCTACTTCTATCAATTTTACTTGATTAGTCGTTCCATTAACAAATACGATTGCACACCGTGCAGAAGGCAAAGATAGTCCTTCACGGTAGGCCGCTAACTGCATTTCCATCTCGAAGTATAAATCTACTTTATCAAGGTCAACATCTTTTGTTTTGAAGTCCACAATGAACCCAGTACCGTTACCGTTAACTGGTTTAGCCATCAAATCGCACTTGCCACCAAACCCTAGATGATGCCCAAAAGAACGCTCTGCAAGCCATGGTTGCTCTCCAAACGCATTCTTGAGCGTACTATCAATCGCATCAAGATAAGGCGGTTTTTCAGGCATATACACTTGCTCAAAATAGCTTTCAATAATGGCGTGGATCGCTGTACCCCGTTCTGCCGCATCCCTGCCAGTAGCACGGCTATCCTGCATTACACGCTTTAACCATTCCTGTTCAGGTTCGTTGGTTTCTCTTGGCAAAGTTAAAGCGGCTAAAAGGACTTGCTGTTGTTTCCATGTATCAAGGCCTGCTTTTGATAACTGGCCGTTAATTGTTGTAACACTTGGCAGAAGTCCTTCTTTTCGTGCATCCCGAAGCGTTGTTGCCCGTTCGCCAGTTTTGCCGATGGTTGTATAGGCTGGAGTGCCGTCTTTAGTGTACCAATGACCATTTTGCTCTACCTTTTCTTTAACTATCATTTTGTTCATCCAGCATTGCCATACCCATTGCAACAAATTTAGTGCCGACACCAATGGCAATTAAAGGCAATTTATTTCTATGCCAGTAAATGCCCATTTCGGTTCTAAATGTTGGTTTTACTACACTAGCAATAAAGTCTGCATTGACATGAACGCCCAATTTTTGACCTATCTCTGATGTACTTATTACATCTTCTTTGTTAGTCATTTTTAATCCTTAAAATGGAATATCGTCAAGGTTAGTATCTTCAGTTTTTGGCTCATTAGCTTCACGCTGTTTTTGGCCACGCCATTCAGACGATTCAGTGATCTTTTCCTTGTAATATTTTGGCAAACCGTCATATTTAGCTTGGTCAAATTCAGCTAACCAAAAATGCAAACAAGGGTTGATACCTGCTGGTTGAGCATTACGCAAAGCAGACGGTACAGGGCTAATACCGCTGATGTTGGCGTATTTGCCATCTTCTGAGTGAGTAATATTGACCATACAGAACTTGTCAAGTAGGTTACGCAAGTCAAACTTCTTGCGATCTTCTGCGGTCATTTTCTTGTTAGACCATGCTTCTAGGTCTTGACGCAATCTAGCTTGGTCGCCAAGGCTAACGGTATAACGCTTAGACACAATCAAAGGTTTACCGTCATCTGTTTTTAATGGTTGGTCTTGGTCATCATTACCATGCAATTCCCAAGTCAATACAACTTTGTGCATGATTTTGGTTTCGCCAGCCCATTCGGTAGCTTGGTGGCCTAGGTCAATGACTGAATACAAACGAGCCATGTGTAACCCTGCTGGGGCTATTTTAAATTCTTTACTGTTATCTGAAATAATCATTGCTTGCTCCTAAAAATAGTTGAAAAGTCATCAAAGACCGCTTGTAATACGGGGTTTTTTTGTACTGGTGATGGCAAACCACACGCATAGCGTAAGTCACCTATCTCATCTGCTGTAATAAATACCCCATCCTCGAGGTCTTTAAAAATGCGTTCCAAATGTTGTTGGAAGCTGTGAAAGTCTTGATCTTGCTCACTCATACGAGTTCTCCTAATTAACACGGCATATACCGAACCCTAATTTTAAGCCAGCTTAATTTATAAAGCAACAACTATTTACAAATATGTTGCATAAATGTTAAGATAGCTTATGGAAAAATTATCATCAACCGCATTGATCAAATTATTAGGTGGTCCAACTCGCATTTCTAAACTAGTAGGTACATCGGTTGCGGCCGTGTCTATGTGGCAAAACGGTGAAATACCTTACGATAAGCTGGTGATCCTAGCCGCCACCCTAGAGAAGGAAAGCCACGGTTTAGTAAGCCGTAAAAATCTGTTTCCAAACAATTACAAACTGATATGGCCTGAATTGGAATAATGGTGCATAATTACGGTATTGAGGACTGAAACACTCGATACCTAGGGTTTTAGAGGTGACTTTGTGGGTTTAGGAAATGAGATAAGAGGCATTTCCCAAGCCGTTTCAGCATAAAGCCACCCCTAAAGCCCTTTTTTATTTTCAGTCCCATTCGTACTCCAAACGATATAAAGCACTTAAATGGGTGGCGTGGAATAAAACATGGGCTGGTTTACACCTGACAGCAAGCCCCGTAGCGTTGAGTGGCGACTACACAAGATACAAGGACAATGGTGACAGACAACCTTGTAATCGAATGAACACTACCTTTGGGAGCATTAGTTCAAGTACAACTTCTTGAATGGATGAAGGCTTATCACCTTTGGGCTAGCTATAACTAAAAACAACGAATCAGGGTTTTCCTTATCAAATATTTAAAAATAATGCTTGCTAAAGTTAAGATAACTTAAGATAATAGCGTTACTCAATGTCGAGTGAGATAGAAAAAGGAGCATCAAATGACTAAATTACCATTCCCAGCAAACTGCCCAGTAGTCGTTGTATTGTCTATGCGTGAGGGCTATGAATTTTCAAACCTTGACGAAGCTAAAAAAGTTTATCCCGATCTTGATCCTGATATGAACGGTCGTAACTTTACTTGGGCTATGCACGATAAAGTTGATGGCCAGCCAGCCATGCGTTTCGAAAGCTGGGCGGCAGAAGCAATTTTTTCAAGATAATTAACCAGCTCCTACGGGGGCTATTTTTATTGAAAGTGATATATGGCAACCAAAAAAACTGCAGTAAAAAAACAAAAACCTTTAACCAAACTTCAGGAACTTGAGCGTAAAGTAAGCATCCTTGAAAGTGCGGCCTATCAAGCCTACAACGATCAGGATGAAGTTTTTGGATTACTTTATTTAATCATTAACGAAGCTGAAAGCCCTGAACCAAATCGCTATCAGCTACGCAAAGCATTACAAGGCTTACGCACTCTTTTGATAGCCAATCAATGCAATATGATGGATTATGCTGGCTTAGAATATTAGTGTTGCGTTTTCGCCACAATTACCTAAAATAATTATTAACATTAAGTTTGCTTAACTATACTCACAATATGGAAAATTTAATGTTTATTTTTTTTGTAGGAATTTTTGCCGTGCTGGGTGCGGTGATGCTTTTTTTGTTAATAATTTTATATTGGGTGAAAACATGACTTGGGATTTACGCTTAGTAAATATGAGTAGTCCATATGAGGATTACTTTGAGATTCGTGAAGTGTTTTACGACACAATGGGAAAACCGATTGGACATACTAAAGCGGCTATTGGTGGCGAGGACAGGCTAGAAGTTGACCGTTACATAGAACTAGCTAAACTTGCTTTGGATAAACCTATTTTAAAGTTTGCAAATAATGAAGATACAAGTAAAGATCACGAAAGAGCATAAAGA